AATGATATCTAAATCAATATTAGGACTACTTTCTAATAAATTATCATATTCACTTCTACATATTTTTAAGAAATCTCTACAAGGTTTTCTTTTCTTATCATGTAATGATAATTCTATTTCAATTGCTCTTCCAAGTTTAGACCAAGCTAAAGCACTTATTCTATGTCCTTCATATATTTCTGAATATCTTAAAAATGATAATAATGTTCCAAGTATTCCACAAAATATATTTAATGAACCAACACCAGCACTGAATCCTTGCTGAAATCCTTCCGGTACATAACTATCAGTAGCAAAGTTAGCAGTCCCAGTTAACGTCGATAGGATTATTATCGGAATTTGGAGGTGATGATATTTCTTCTTATATTTACGTTGACTGAAATTATGCAAGTATGCGTAACACATTGAAATTTCACCCCATTCACTTAATAGTGTTTCTATTTCATCTGACCATTCCTCTATGTTTTCTGGTAATTCTCTTGGTGTTGGAATAGCATTATTCAAATCCATTTTATTATTATTTATTTTTTAATTTGAAATATAATATTTTGATTAAATATATGAGCGATTATTCTAGTCCCTTTGAATCAAAACCTATTGAAAAAGTGAAAAATGAAATTCACATTATCAATCAAAACATTAATAAAATCAAAGTGGATTTAATAAGCATGAGAGCTGATATATCATTAATTAAAGACTATATTAAGAAGCAAGAAAAGAAGGAAGAGGAAATAAGCAAAGGATGGATATGGTGAGCAAAGCATACTTCGTTGAGTTTTTAACTTATATTTTTTTTAGATTAAAATATATATAATATATTATAAATGGCTAAAGCACCGCCCAAGGTTTTCAAGGTTAAAGACCCCGACCCCGATGATAGATTTAATGATATTCATCCTCACTTACCTCAACCTCCATCATTGCTTTTGATTGTTGGTTCAGTAAAACAAGGTAAATCTAATCTACTTGTAAATTTATTATGTAATCCCGACATGTATAAAGACAAATTTGATATTGTAAAGATTATATCTAATACTTTGAATGCTGATCCAAAAGGTAAATTAATGAATAAATATTTTGATTGTGAAGATCATTATAACGATGAGATGATTACTGATATGATTGAATCTCAAAAGAAGTATGAAGATTTTGAAAGACCAACAGTAGCAATGGTTTTAGATGATATTTTAACCAAGGATTTTAAAAAGACAAATGCTGTTTCATTTTTAGCAACAAGATTTAGACATTATGGTATTGGATTACTTGCTTTCACAACTCAATCTTTCCGTGCTGTTAGTGGTTTGATTCGTAATAATGCTACTGATGTGATTATCATGAAGCAGCAAAATAATAAAGAGTTAGAAAAGATAAATGAAGAATATGGAGATTTATTCCCTAATATTTTTCTTGATTTATATAAGAAAGCAATAGAAGATGCCCCTTATAGTTTCTTATATCTTGATATGCAAACTAATCCAGCAACGGCATACATTAGATTTGAAACTAAGATTGCTGAGGGAGAAAAGAAATTATTCTAGATATTTAAAGTTAATTCAATAAGAATAATTAAAATGGTTTCTATATATTGTATAGAGGATATTAATGATTTAAAATATATTGGTTCAACAAAATTAAATGTAAATACGAGATTACTACACCATATATATGATAAAAAAAATAATAAAACTTGTAGCAGTAATAAATTAAATCTTGATTATTCTACGATATATTTATTAGAAGCGTGTGAAAGCAATCAAAGAAAAGAAAGAGAAAAATATTGGATAAATAAAATAGATTGTGTAAATGTTAGAAAAATGGATTGTGAAGATAGAGTATATGTGTATGATTATGGTAATAAATATTATAAATCAAAAAATACATACATGAAAAAAATTAGAGAATATGAAAAATCTTGGGGTGGTAGAGTTGATAATAATAACAATAGTTTGTTAAAGATAGATATAAACGTATTTTCATAAAAGAAATTATTTTAATTAATAAAAATTTAAATTATATTAGTATATTATAAATATGGATTTGTATGGACCGAGTTCTAGTATTGGACAAGCAAACGCACAAACTCAAGAAGCACGTGAAGCAAGTATAGCAGCAACCGATTTTAATAATAGTTTAGCAGAAGAATTAGATAGAGCAAATGCTGAACAAGATGATGATAGAAAAGCAGCAGCACAAAAGAATATAGTAAGTGGAACTGCTAGTGCTTCAAAGTTTATTGCGAGAGATGGTTTACGTAAACCACTTGCTAATAAACTTGGATTATCCCGAGCTGGTAAGTTTGTTAAAACTACTTTTGCTGAAAGAATGGGAAGAGAAGCGGGAGCAGAAAGAACAACAGCAGAAGAATTTACGGCTGAAGCAGCCGACGCTACTGGAGAGGCAGCCCGTCCAGCCGCAGCAGCATTAGATGAAAGTGTTACTATTGGAACATCAGCAACAGCAAGAGAGGGCGAAAGAGTAGCATTAGAAACAGCTGAAAAAACAACTGGGGATATTGCTAAATTTGCTGGTAAAGTTGGTAGAGTTGGTATTGCTGGTTTAGGTGGTGGTATTGATGTTGCTGCTGATGTTGGAAGATTCATGGAAGGTAAAAGAGGTTTAGATATGTTTGGAAGTAATTCAGCACAACGTGTGGGCAATATTGGTAATATAGTTGGATCCGGATTAGAACTAGCGGGGCTAGCAACCGCTGGCATTCCACCATTAGGCCTCACGTTGGAGGCAGCGGGGGCAATTACTGGATTAGTTAGTTCAGTGGTAGAAGGTGTTGGAGATGAAGAATCAGCAGCTGAAAGTAAAGAAAAAGAAGAACAAGATATCACAAGCCAAAGAAGATCCCAAACTGTGGCTCAGAACGTTTCTACTGTCACTGGAAGAACAATGTAAGTATTAATTTTTTTATTTTTTTAAATTTATTTATTAAGATTTATTTTATATTCTATTATTATAAAATGAGTTCATATTGGCGTAACGATGATAAAATTAAAGTTAGTCAGACCCAAGTTTCAGTTCCTTCAACTAATGGTTTATCCTATACTTCCACTGCTGGTCAGTCTGGTCGTAGGGTAGATTTTGAAATCCCTTCAACTGTTAAATTCATGGATGGAAAAAATTCTTATCTTCAGTTTGATGTTAAAGTAGCACTTCCCGCTGGTGGTGTTCCAACTCGTCTTCATTTAGACCCTTTTATTGGGGGTCAGAGTGTAGTGAAGAATCTTAGGGTTTATTCCGGTACCCGTGCTGTTCTTCTTGAAGAGATTAGTGATTACAATGCTAAAGTCCAAATGCAGTATTCATACAATCAAGATGATAGCATGCGTAAACTGAGAGCATTGAAAGAAGGCTCACTTGTTCAGACTGTTGAGAATCGTGGAACTCTTGGAACTTCAGTATCAAGTAATGTTGATTTAGATTCTAATCCATATTACAAACCGGTATCTACTGTTCCCGCTGGTCGTGATTGGGGTGATGAAACTGACTTTGTAACTGCTAAACTTTCACTCCCTATTCATTGTGGTCTTTTTGCTGATGGTGGTGCTAAAATTTTCCCAGTTCTTATGACTGATGGACTCTTTGTTGAAATAGACCTTGAAGACCCCGGTAAATATCTTAAGCAGTTAGATAGTGTTAATCGTAATCGTAGAATGAAGCAGAATCCGGTGTTTCATGGTATAGATGCGGCGGGAGCAAACTTAGGGGTTGATAATGCTAGTGTAAGAACTACAATATTTTTATCTAAATCCAACAACATGATTCCCGAGGGAACTTCAGTTCAGCGTTGTCCTTTTGTAAAGGGTGAACGTATTGGTATATGTAGTGCTACTAATCCTCTCCAAGAATGTTCTTTAAAAGTAGGTGGTGCTCAAGCATACCCAAAAATTACTGATATTGATACTAATAGTGGACGGATTAGATTAACACTTGAGGGATTTACAAATAGTGATGAAGGAACTGGTGTTGAAGCAACAACGGATGGTTTTATTTTATTTAGTGCTGCTCTTGATACCAAGCGTGTTCAAGTAGACGATTTAACTACTCAGCTTCTCGCTGCTACTACCGCTTATGCCGCAACCACAACAATCTCCGATGCTCAGATAGTAGTCCAGCAAGTAGGATTAGACCCACAGTATGAAGCGGGAATGATGAAGAGGATGAGAGATGGTGGTTCTATTGAAATTGATATTCCAAGTGTTACCAA